ATGATTAATTATACATTTATATCAAACGCAACATTAATTAATTTATTAAATGCAATATTAATTAATGGTGTATTATTTAGTAGTCTAACCTCTTTTGCTTTATTTTATTTAATTCATTGTTTTAATTTAACTAAATGCTATGTATGAAAATTGAATTTAAAGCTCTGGTGAACCTTTTGTGCCATCCCTCACACAAAACCCATCACATGCCCCGCACGCCCGTTGGCGGCAGACTGACCGAATGAATATCCTTATTGCTGGCCTTAAGCGCCTATTGGCTAACATTATCAGCCCTTTCATTCGGCACCGGTTTAGCTATAGGGTGCTGGAAACAAAAAAAGGTACCAACTAAAAGTTGATTTGGCTTAATCAGAAATAATCAGCCTACCCCGCTAGCATGGTGGGAAACCAACACCAGGGAAACCACCATGCAGCAATGGCAACCGGGCAAGCGCCTATTAACCGACTTCGATATTAAGATCGGCAAATTATCAGCCAGCGTACGAAAGCAGCAACTCACCGACCAAGATATACAGCGGGCCTGTTTTGAAACCGACAGAGCAATAGGCCGAATGATACAGGGGCAAGACCATGAGAAACGAGCACGACATAATCACGAAAGAAGAGATGATTGAGTTGACCGGTCATTATTATAAAACCAAACAGTGTGAATCTTTACGCCGTTCCGGGATCTTTTTTATCAAGCGTCCTGATGGTCACCCAAAAACAACTTGGGGCCATTTTTTAAATCCAGTCAGTTTGCGCGGTAAGACGGTAGAACCGGAAAAAGAAGAACCCAACTTTGAGGCTATGAACAGTGGCCGGTAAGCGTAAGAATGCCGCCGATAACTGGATGCCCTCTAGGGTATTCCGTGGTCCCAGCGCTTATAACTTCAAACACCCGGACGGGCGCACTATAAGACTGTGCGCACTCGACACTACTCAAGCCGAAGTCTGGGTTCATTATGAGAAGTTTATTAATGAGGAAAAAGACAAATCAACGTTAAATACCTTAGTTGAGTCTTTTTTCAGGTCTGTGGATTTCATCGATTTAGCAACCGAGACACAAAAAGACTATCGGAAATACGCCTCTAAGTTATTACCTGTTTTCGGAGCCATGCACCCCGATAATATAAAGCCTGAATATGTCCGAAAATATATGGATAAGCGAGGACTCAGTAGCAGAACGCAGGCAAACAGGGAAAAAACGTTTATGTCGCGTGCCTATAGATGGGGGTATGAACGAGGATTAGTGAAAGGCAATCCCTGTAAGGGGGTTAAGCAATTTAAAGAGCAATCGAGGGAACGCTATATTACAGATGAAGAATATAACGCTTTATATCAGGCCGCACCCGACATCGTACGAGCGGCAATGGAAATAGCGTATCTGTGTCTGGCGAGACAAGCTGATGTGCTTTCATTACGCAAAGATCAACTCAGAGAGCAAGGGCTATACATCAGGCAGGGTAAAACAGGGGCGAAACAAATCAAAGAATGGTCGGTACGCTTGCGCAACGCTATTACATTGGCAGAGTCCCTACCCTTACAACCAGGTATCAGCAGCGTATATATCATCCGCCAACGGACGGGACTCCGATACACACGCGACGGCTTTAATAGTCGGTGGCGCAAAGCCAAAGAAGCAGCAAAAGAGGCGCACCCTGAGCTGGATTTTAATTTCACCTTCCATGATCTGAAAGCTAAAGGTGTTTCTGATCTTGAGGGTTCACTCAGTGAGAAGCAGGCAATATCAGGACACAAAAATATGGGGCAAACAGCGCGGTATGACAGGAAAATAAAAATTGTGCCGGTGGTAGGTAATCAGAAGAAGTGATTTTTTATGCGTTAGTTGAATTTTATGTTCCTAAATCATCTTCCTAACATCTTCCTAAATGTGATTTCAGGCACAAAAAAACCGCCTCACGGCGGTTAACGACATACTCATACTGCTTTGTTTTACTTAGATTTATTTCCATGGTGCCCGGGGCGGGACTTGAACCCGCACAGCCATAAGCCGAGGGATTTTAAAAACTCTCACGGCATTATGGAAATCAATCACTTACGTAAAATCAGTAAGTTACCAAACACGATGGCGGGTTAGTTTGGGTTGTTGTGGGGGTGGTAGTCACAGTAATCCAAGCCAAGTTTAATGCTCAGAAAAAAATAGAAGCACTCACTTATTACTTAACTTAACGCCCTTACTGTTCACGATGCAATCAAATCTGAAAGTCGATTCAATGCCATTGGTAATGGAAAATATATTAAATACCTTTTTGCTTACCAATTTTTACATATGAGCTACCTGCTTTGCTCCATGACTTTATGACTAATATGTTATTAGCTAAGCAAATATTTTTTACTGTGGCCTCATCTAATAAACCATAATAGGATGTACTTCGAGAATTTTGATAAATATAGCCATGTAGGTGTTTGGTTCCTTCTTCGTACTTTTTAAAATATGAGCTTTTATATTGGTTTACAATAAGAGCCTCACCATCATTTTTTAACAAATCCTTTATTCCACAAATAACTTTATCAATCGTTAATTTACATGGAATAGCGGAAAGCACATTTGCGCAAAGTATAAAGTCATAATGACTTGTTATTTCTTGAATATCTTCAAATGGAATTACATTCGCTCTCTTATAGTTATTGGATACATACTCTGGAATTGTGGTTTTGATGCCCCTGATAACTTGCATTCTCTCTAACTGTTTTCTGGAATCTAGAAAAGTCACAGTTTCAAATTTATCAACTAATTGTTCCGAGTATCTAAGTTTTCCGCATCCAAAATCTAGAGCTCGGCCACTTTTGTTTGTGCTTTGTATATAGCTGCAAAGGTAGCCAGATGGCATAGTATGGGGCTTAGCTGCATTTTCCGAACGTATAGTTACTCCATTCACCTTGTAGTTCAAAGCAATCTCCATTTAACAAATATTGTTGTCATCAAAGAAATTTTTTATTTTTTGCTCGGGTATTTGTCTTACCTGACTTTCAGTTCTGGGCTTAACAGATGCTATGAAAATAAGAAAGTTGAAGATAACAAGAAAGATAACCCATAACCATAAATTAATTAAGGAACCTGTAATTGAGAATAAATCAGTTGATTTAGAAAAACTGATGGCTATAGCTGTAAAAAACGCAATCACTGTATGTTCGAAAAAAACCCAAAAATAATAAACTTTGTTCCAGAAAAGCTCAACATAATGTTTGTCATTTAACTCTCTGACTTCAGGATAATAAAGCCTGCTCATCACCTTGTAAGACTCCTCTTTTGTTAATTTTCTAGTGATATTGGCCGTTTTGGCTAACGGCTTAATAATTAGGTAATTATCCCATACTTTTCTTACTCCAATCAATTTTGCTACGTTATTATGCAGATCTAAAGCTCCGCTAATTACAGACCAAAAGATTGAAAATGCAATTGGAAGTATGCCGAACGTTAATATCCACTTAATAAACTCTTCGTAATCTTTAATGGGTGGGATGTACTGTGCATTAATACCAACCAACGGTATGTAGCCATAAATAACTAATGAGAGATAAAATATAAATGTTGTAAAAAAAGTTGCCTTATGAAGCATAGGTAACATCTCATTATAACTTTTTGGTGGTTCTAACATTTTATTCTCCATGTTTTCAAAAACTCTTTATTTTCGTATTAGAACTATCGTCACGTAGCTGAATTAGTGAATGTAAATTTTATGTATTGATAACCCCTTAGTTTTACAGTTCAATTTTATCTATATCTTGTTGATTAGTCTAGCATTTAAAACAGCCTGCCGTGATGAAATCAACTCCAGTTGTGGTCACTTTCGTTGCTAAGCCCGTTTTAGTATTTTTCGAAGTTTCAAGCGCCCAAGTTTCACTTCACTATCGGTACCAGCGTACAAGCAAATTTCTACGTCTACTTTTTGCTCTTAGTTGACTATCAGGCTTGTCGTATCTTGCTATAGAAAATAATCAGCATTACTCCCTGAAACTAGATGTTCCAACAAAAGCATAATTCGTTCTTTGACCGCAATTATTATAAAAATTTTCCAACCATTTTATTCATCATTACATTCTCACATTATTAATTCTTCGAAATGCGGTCATATGGATTCAAACTCACTGCCGCTTCTAAATGATCCGGTGCAAAGTGGCTATAGCGCATGGTCATTTGGATAGTGGAGTGCCCGAGGATTTGTTGCAGTACTAATATATTGCCGCCGTTCATCATAAAATGACTGGCGAAAGTATGGCGTAGGACGTGAGTTAACTGGCCGGTAGGTAACACCAGTTTAGCCCGGTCAATGGCTTGGCCGAATGCGTCATAGGCATTGGCGAATAAGCGCCCTTTCATCTTCGGAATCAGTTTATGCAGTTCCGCAGAAATAGGGACTGTACGGTTCTTTTTACTCTTGGTGTTGATATAAGTAATTTTATTTGGCATCACCTGAGCTTGTCTTAGCTGCTCCGCCTCACTCCAACGCGCACCTGTGGCTAGGCAGATACGAACGATGATACCGAGATCTTTATTGCTGGAATTGTCACACTCATGCAGCAGACGCTTAATATCGTCTTCATAAAGGAAAGTTAACTCGTTTTCGCTTTCACGAAATAGCCTAACGCCATCCAATGGATTCGCATGATTCCAATGCCCTAGCCTTTTTAACTCATTAAATACGGCTCGCAGATAAGCATGTTCGCGATTGACCGTTGCCTCTTTTGGCGGTTTAACGATTCCGTGTTTTGGCTTACGGCTAAATTCACCAGCTAAACGCTGCTTGCGGTATTTAGCGAACACTTCCCGGTCAAAATCGGCAACAGCAGGATCGCCCAAGTTATCACACAGGATATTGAGTTTATCTAATCTCGCTTTGCCGTCACTCAAAGAGCGCCCGTGGAGTTCATACCACTGACTGACCAATGTCTTTAACCTCTGCGCGGCAGTCTCTGCCGGTGTGTAGTCAATATCCAGATCACCACGTTGCGCTAACTGCTCACGTTCAAAGCGCAACGCCTCGCCGCGAGTAACAAAGGTTTTCCTAACCCGCTTACTGTCACGGCCATCTGAGTAAAAATCACAGACCCACTTCCCATTGGGTAACTTCCGTACTGCCATAAATAAGTCCTCAAGAATAATCCCTTGGGCTTATTTACTGTATATAAAAACAGTAGTCAATGTTTGATATGTAGCACGACAAACATCTGATTAAAAACTAACGTGTACAGGTTTTCTTTGATTTACTGATAGAGCCATCATTACAGACAAATTTCCCATTTTCACAATGGGATACCCCGCCTTTTTTACCGGAACAAGGGTAGTTTTTTGCCATAGTGATCGTAGGTAAAGATAAAAGAAGAATACCGATTACAACACTAGCTAATAATTTCATTCGATTATTATTCCATTAGTGCGTCGATTACTTTTTAGCGTCGGCTATTAATAGCCCGTAATTTCGCCGACAACTTTCGCCAGTATATTAACCTCACTAACCGGCCAATTAACATCATTGATACGCCATACATCACCGGGTAAACGAGCAATATTGCTAATCGAGGTCACACCTGCTTTTTCAATCAACCAAAGGCCGTCAGCGACATTTCTAAATTGACGTTCGACCAGAAAATAGCGTTTCTCATTAGGGAACGAAATTAATTCAGGTTCAATAATCTGAACGGGTAGTAACTCTGAATCCAGCAATATAGGGGATACATCTATCAGTAAACCATCTTCAAGGCTTTTATGAGCAACAGACTTTGCGGTTTCATGTGCGGCAGGTTTAACCGGTTCCTGAGGTTCACCCTCACCAGTTGCAAGCCAATGTAATGAAACACCAGTTTCTAAAGCACAGAGCACAATCTCTTTGCCCGGAAAGTAATCACGTTTGATCCAAGTGCTGATTGTTCCCGTTCCTGCACCTAGATAAGTCGCTAATTCTCTTTGTACTTTAAAACCATAGGCTTGCATCATTCTTTCTACTGCTGCAATCCCGCCGCTAAGTTTTTTATCATCCACGCTCGCAAAAACCCCTTTACATACTCGCATATGCATAGTTTAATTCGTGAATTGATGGCAAATACCCACCAATACCTATATTAACCACCATCAAACAGGATGCCCTATGAATCAGAACCTTGCAATAACAGTTACGTCGCCCTATCTGTCCCTAACTGAGTTCTCAAAATTGAGTGGAATCCCTTATGAAACCTGCCGTGGCATGGTGAAAGATGGTCGTCTACCTATCCGCCAGAAAGTTCGCAAAATGGAAAAGGTTCTCGTAAATATGATCGCTCTCACTAAAGAAGCGGCAAACCAGTAATGTTCGATATTCAAATTTGCCAACTAATTGTCGGCATATGTGAGGAAGTAAGCCATGTTTGATTTTTCAGTGTCCAAACATCCGCACTTTGATAACGCCTGCCGCCAGTTTGCGTTAAAGCACAACTTAGTCGAGCTGGCAGCAAACGCAGGGATTGCGGCGCAGGTTCTGCGCAATAAATTGAACCCCGACCAGCCACACCGTTTGACTGTAGACGAACTGTTACGCATCACCGACCTGACCGAAGACCCCACGTTATTAGACGGCCTGCTGTCGCAAATTAATTGCATGCCATCTGTGCCAGTCAATGAAGCCTGCACCGGTAATATCCCAACTTATGCGTTACATGCTACTGCCGCCGTAGGTTCTATTGCTGCCGCTGCGGTGCAAGGCAATCACAAAACAGCGTTCAGCAAATCTGCTCTGCTGGACAGCGTCAATACTGCGATTCGTCATCTGTCATTGATTGGCCTGACAGTGCAGGCGCGCATTCAATCAACCCCTGCGCTAGCTTCAACCGTTGATGTTATTAGCGGCTTGAGTGCTGTCGCCGGTTTGAGTTGAGGTGTCTTTATGATTATTTCTATTGCCCCATTGTTGAAACAGCAAAGCCCGGTAAACCTGCGCCATTTCGGCCATGGTGTACTGGAGTTGAAGAACGGCCAGCGCTGGAAGCCGGGAAGTAATCAAAAGGCGCTTTTACAAGAATTGTCCTCTGCAAAGAAGACGCCAATATTACGCCGTCTGTTCGGGCGTTAATTGGGGGTTATATGTTGCAATTAACGGAATCTGAAAAATTGAGAATGACGGGCATTGCTCGTATTGCTGAAATTAAAGAAAAATATTTACGTAATAGAAAGAATGTTACTCAGGAGGCTTTTGATAAGTCACCGGCACATTTGCGTAAAACAATTTGTTTTCATGCCGGGTTAAAAAGTCGTCATGTGAATATGCAGTTTTCAGAATTAACTCCAGCAGAAAGAGAATCTGTTGTTGAAGCGTTGAATTACTTAATTGAGTTTACCCGTTCGTTGCCGTCATTTGTCAGTAATGATGACTGCACTCTGAATATTATTAATTAGCTAAACCGCAATATATGGCGTTTCACTCGCCGGGTTTCGTATTGCCTAAAAACAGGAATTATCTATGCAGAATATAACACAAAATATATGGGTGGGCGTAGACCCCGCCAAGCAGGGCAGTGAACGCTCAATCACACTGATGTCTGTTGAATCAATGGAACTAATGCTCAATGAAGCGCGCAGGGATGAAAGAAAGAATCAGGCCGCGCTGGTTTCCTTTCGTTTGGATGAGATTGCTAATCAAATTCTAAACCGAGAATTGAGTGGTGTAGAAGCGGCGGAGCTGCTTAATCAAATCGCTGAGCACATAATCACCCAGTCTTATGACCAGCATTAATAATATGCGTGGCCGTATTAGCCCAACTCCGCCGTTGCCTTATCCGGGCAGCGGTGCTGCTGTTCCTGCCTATACCTACCCCGGCAGCAAACCGCGCCAAACCTTGCCCGGCATTCAAAGACCGCTTACCCGTGAACAACTGATTCAGGGGCAAGCCGTTTTAGCCAATATCCATAATCTGCCTCACTTCCTGCGTAGCCAGTTTATTTCTCGCTATCAATACCTGTTAGCCAATAAAGGGCTAAACGACGCTAATAAATGGCTGGTGTTTGTCTTTGACCAGCGTATCTGGCCGCGTATTCAGGTGGTCAATAGCAAAAATGTTATGCGCCTCAGTGCATCAATGAGCTTTTCCATTGATGCCCCAACCTATGCCAGCCTAGCGGGTATGCATGATAAAGAGCTGCGCCACTTTGCCCGCAAAATCGGTGATGAGCTAATGGTGGCGTACAACCATCATTGTGATGAATGCATTAAGGCTAATCAGGGTGACAGGGCCGTTTTATTGCAGGCCGATACGCAGGTACGGATATTCGGCGATCTTGCCAGAATGGCGCGCGCTTTTAATATCACCCCAATGCACTGGCGCAAATATCTGAAAGGTCGGTTAGATATCGCCTCAGCTATCGCCAGCCTGTCACGGCTGGTTAATCCCGAATGGTGGGAGCGCAAACTCAAAGCACAGCGCACCCGCTGGCGGGAAGCATTATTGATTGCTGTCGGTAATGTTAGCCGGGATATGTCAGCATCTTCTTATGCCAGTAAGCAGGCCATCCGTGAAGTGTTCGCCCGTCGCCAGTCTAATCTGGAATACCTCAAAAGTTGCCAGTTAGAAAATATTGAAACCGGTGAGCGCATTGACCTGATTGATAAGGTGATGGCGAGTATTTCTAATCCAGAAATTCGCCGTATGGAGCTAATGAGCACCATCGCCGGTATCGAAAAGTACGCAGCTTCACAGAAGCACGTCGGCATGTTCCTGACCATCACCACCCCGTCAAAATATCACCCGACCCGCCTTATCGGTAAAGGGGATAACACAAAAATCCAGCTTAACCATAAGTGGGACGACGAAGCCTACTCCCCTAAAGACGGCCAGAGTTATCTCTGCAAGATTTGGAGCAAGATGCGCACCGCTTTTAAAGACAACGAATTAAGCGTCTACGGAATGCGCGTAGTTGAGCCACACCATGACGGTACGCCGCACTGGCACATGATGCTGTTTTGCCAACGCCGCCAGCGACAGCAGGTAATCGACATCATGCGCCGCTATGCGTTGAAAGAAGATGGTGACGAGCGCGGGGCTGCTAAATACCGCTTTGAGTGCAAGCACCTGAACAAAGGCGGGGCCGCTGGCTACATCGCTAAATATATTGCCAAGAATATCGACGGCTATGCGCTTGAGGGTGAACGTGACCATGAAACCGGTGAGCTGCTGACTGACTCCGCTGCGGCGGTAACAGCGTGGGCGGCAACGTGGCGCATCCCTCAATTTCGCCCGATTGGTCTTCCTTCCATGGGAGTCTATCGCGAGTGTCGCCGTATCCGCTCTATTAGTCTGGCCGAGACTTTCGACGAAACCGTGGAAGCTGTGCGCCATGCGGCTGATGAGGGTGATTTTGCTGCCTACATCATGGCGCAAGGTGGCACCAATTGCGGCAATCAGACCGTCCGGTTAGCCAAGCGCGTCGCCGATGAACTCAACGCCTACGATGAAGAAGTACAGAAAGTCGTCGGTATCTACGCGCCGCATTTGGGCGCTGACCATATTCATGAAACCCGCACAACCCAATGGCGCATCGTTGCTGGTGCCGTTGACGTTGAGCTTTTGACTTTGAAAAGCGCCTCTGGCGCGCCTCGGAGTCCTGTCAATAACTGTGGGTTAGGTGGAAACACCCAAGCGCCAAATGACCCCAACGGGCAGGCTAAAACGCCTGTGATGGCGATGGAATACCCACCGGATGCCGTTATTGACTGGTCGGACACTGCCGCCGTAAAGGCGATTGTGGCCCGCGTTAAAGAGAAACAGCCAACGATAAGCAAGATGCAACGCAGTTATGACCCTACCAAGGGCCGACTTATTGCGCCATCCGCCCGTTTAACCCGCGAAGAACGCCAGCGCATCCCCCAAATCCGCCATGATTTACTGTTGAAAGATATCAGCGCCCAACGCTGGGAACTGGAATCGTTAGCGCGTGGGGCAAAAATGGCTGTTGGTGATGCGGTGATCCATTACCCGGCACTGTCCGACTGGCCGGAATTCGATGATTAATCTACCTAAGAGGAAAACCATGACTAAAACCGCCGCCACTACCCGCAAACAGGCACAGCGCCAGCGTGATAAATCTGCCGGTATCAATGAAATTCGCGCCCGACTGGAGCCAGAAGAGTTCGCCATGCTAATCGAGGGCATGACCGCCCGGCGTCTGTTCCGGCCAGCTTACGATTTACCGGAATATATCGCGCTGCTGATTCGACAAGATAACCAGCGACTAAAAGAGCAACAAGCCGAGCTGGGTAAACAACGCTGTGGCAAATGTGGCGATACCTTGCCGGGCGATCCAAATGGGTGTTGTTTACGGGGTGAAGCGGCGTGTTGGCAAACCAAAGGTATCAACAGCTTATTAATTAGTGCAGTTAAACCATTGTGACGCGTCACGGCGGATTACTTTTACAACATATAGCGCGTCACAAGCATCTGATTTAACTAAACAGCCATATACAGTATTGACCTGAATATTGTTTTACTCGATACTGTATATAAATACAGTATAATAAGGAGCCTGCATTGAAACCCGTTGATAAAATAGAATTAACACTATTAAGAATTCAGTTTATTGCTGAAGTTTCCCAAGTTGCGCAGTGCAGTAATAGCGAGTTTCTTGTCGCCATGTCGTTGATATCAGACCTGACCAGCCAGATAGTCGCGAGCCAAAATTATGATGAGATTTTCTATAACGCCGACGGTAAAAAATCGCACTGATAAATCCCCCATAAAATAATGCATGTGTGGCCTCCCATCGTGATTTGGGTCATGCATGCATATAGTGCATGATTCCGCATGTTGATCCCCTCCCCTATTTCCCCTGTTAGCGCCAGTTCCGGCGCGGATCTCAATGGATCATGCAACTGCATGAAAAGCGACCTGCAAAGCGCGCAGGCGTGGCGGGGATAGCATTGCGCGCAAAGGGTTTTGATACCCTTATTTATCGATCTTGGGCGGGCCGTGGTGCTGCGTTCGGTTGGGTTGGGAGTCAATGCGTGTTCATGGGGTGCGAGGGCGTAACGGGCGTCTGGTGACGTATGGCGCGAGGTGTCGGAATTGCTACTTTTCGGGCATGAAAAAGCCGCCCGGTTCGGCGGCTATGATATTCAAAAATATCAATTAACTATTTGCAAACTTGAAACGCCGCCAACTTATTGTCATCCGTAAACTGTGCGGCAACAACGCCGTCTTTGACCAGTGAATTAATAATTCCAAGCGCGCCAGTCATGTATTTGCCTTTAGGCATACCGCAAGCTACCTCAGAGTCATGGGCTAACGTCGCGTTACACTCTATTCGATGCGATACCAGCGCAGTAATACAATCCGGGTCAAGTGACAACGCTTGATTAAGAATATCAACAGCCAGTTGCGCTGTGATTTTCTGGTTAGTTTGAGTTTCCATAATTATTACTCGTTTCGTTTCGCATTTTTGGGGTGGCTGAGGCGGTGGCGCGGGCCTCTTCACAATATCGCCGGGGTTATATGGCGGTGGTGTTGGCGCTTTACGTCCCATATCAATCCTCGCTTATCAGTTCATAAGGCTTGAACCGGATCACCTCTTGCCCTATCCAGTCATTCACCTCTTTCAATCGTTCTTGCAACGGCGTTAACTCATTGCGGACAAAGACTTGTGAGGCTTTCGCCACGTCACCGAAACCGCCAGTATTGTTGGGAATAATCCCCATCATCTGCGGTGGCACCCGGTGCACACTGAGCAGGTCGTCGCGGGTGGCGTTCTTGATATTAAAAAAGTCATCTTTGGTGGCGACTTCGCTCAACGGTAAAATCTGGATACCGTCTTTCTTGCCATTAGGTGCGTACATAAACAGGTTGCGGAAATTGCCTAACCCTTTAGTGTCGCGCATCGCTTTACGCATTGCCTCAATATCGCTGCTACTTTGCGCGGCGTCAGTCATATACAGGATGTATCCCGCGTGAGCGCCGTTCTGGTAATACTTGCGTCGAAACAGCGTGGCCGCTTCGTTGAGCCAGGCAGAGTTTAAGCCGCTGAGATATTCCGGCAGGCCATAAAGTTCCTGATTAATATCCGGCTCTATCAAGTGGAAAATGCTACCAGCTTCAAACAAGTGTTCATTTTTCCAGTTCTGCACAAACCAATAGCAATCTTTTTCCAGCCCCCGGCGGGTGTACTTGGCCGGGCTGGGGTCGAGTCGCAGTGGCGCGCCAAGTTGATTGCGGCGAACCTCTAAAAACGCATTGCCAAACACCAGATAATCCAGTGCATAGCGGCTAAATGATTGCTGACTGAGCATCGAATGTGGAATAAAGGTACTCGCCAGAATATTGCGCTTCACATACAGCGGTGAGCTGTGATGCACCGCCGCCCGGAAGCTGCGCGCCAGCCCATCAAAGCTAATCGGCGGGTCATACCATTTACCGTTACCGGTGCATTCGATGTAATCCAGTATTTCCCGCTTATCAAGAACGGCGGAGGGCTCGCCAAAGGTGAAAGCCTCCACCGGCTGCTGTTGGCTGGCGGTGTGATTAGTTGCCGGGCGACTTAATGCCTTGCGGCCTTTGCGCTTACTCATTTTACTTCCTCTGCATTGTTTGCCGCTTGTGACCAGTCGCACAAATATAAGAGCTTGAAATCATCCGCCGTCATGTGTTTTTTCAGCCAATCTTTATCCCAATTTTTTCCCCGTAACATGCCGCCTTGCTGAGTAGCATCATCAGCCGTAACCGATTGACGGAATACGCCATCAGCACAAAAAACGCCGTTATCGGTGTGTATCACCGGTGCGACTTTTCGTGGATGGCCCAGTGAGCCGTTCCAAATCTTGAACGCGGTATGTGAGCGGGAGGGCGTGGTATAGAGTGTTAAACGATGATTTTTGTGCATTGCCATCCCCTTAGCCATGAGCAGTATTGAACGTGGATTTTTAGCCCATGCATATGCACCCAGGTACACATTCCCGGCATGAGCAGCGGCGTGACTGTTTTCACCGTGAAAGGCGATAAGTGCGCCATTACCTAACAGAATATTATTCAGCGAACATGGGTTCACGTTTACCCCAACGACCCGACAGAACTCGGCAATATAAGCGCGGGTATTCAAGGCGCTTGGTCTGGTGCAGGTTAAAAAATGCTGATTGCGCCCGGTGGTGAGGGAATCCAGTAACGCTTCAAAAGCAAAAAGCCAGTCGACCCCAATCTGGCGCGACTTGGTGATATTTCGGGCTACGCCGGTCTGCCCCACCCGATACCACGTCTTTTGATAGTCAAAGGCCGCGTTTTCGAAATGTTCGCGCAGGCCGTCAACTTGACCAGCAGTAAAAGTCATTGATTTCATCCGTAAAACTCCAAGAAGTTAGGGCTGTGACCGCCATATGTCGCGGTAAGGGGTTCATTTAACAGGGCGTGCATAATCGCCCACGCCACATCGGCGTGGCTGGCTTCTTCACTGCGGCTGGCAACATAAGTCGAACTCTTGCCGCTGGCGGTCATAGTCTTGCGAATGGCCATAAATGACTGGGTGATATCGGTGTGGCCAGTGTCATATTCCAGACGGCCGTTATTAATGGTGTGCTTGGCTTTCAGCACCATGGCGGTTTTGATTTCAGGGGTGTATTTGATTTCCCTTGCTGCCGGGAAGAACTGGCGCACCAACTGGAAAACGCCTTGGCCGACGGTAGTCGCATCGATACCGATATATTCCACACAATACTTCTGCGTCAGCTCTTCGATATGTTTGGCCTGCGCTTCAAAATCCATCCCTTTCCACTGGTGGCGCTCCAATACGCGGAACTTGCCGCCCGGCACCATTGGCGGCGCGATCACCGCACACCCGGCACTGTCGCCGCCGTTGGCCTCGGACGGGTCGTAACCAATCCACACCGGGCGATGCCCAAACGGCCGCAACGAATACGGGTTGTAGTCTTCCCACTCTTCCAGACTGTCCACCATACAAGCCTGCAACTCGGCGAACGGGAAGACGGACGCTTGATCGTCCACAAACTCGCACATCAACAGGTTTTGATATTCTGACGGGCCGTATTCCAGTGAGAGCTGGTTGAGGTCAAAAAGGTTACAGCCGCCCGCCAGTGCATCTTCAACTGTGACTATCTGCCGCCACTGACCATCATCACACAGCGCACCACGAGCCAAATGGCTGTGGCTTAAATCCAGTTGGATATGGTCGGATTTATTGCGGCGGCCTTTATTGAACAGCTCACCAGACCAGAACGGATAGGCACTGTGCGCCAGACTCGACGGCGTGGAGAAATAGGTGGTACGCCATTTTTTGTGTAATGACATGCCGCTGGCGACTTTGCGCAGCTCCTGAAACTTGGGGATCCAGAAATATTCATCAAGATAGAGATTGCCGGTGTAGCTCTGTGCGGTGCGGACGTTAGTGCCGAGAAAGAACAGGCGCGCGCCATTCGGTAACACCATCGGGTCGCCTTTCAGGTCAACGTCAACCATACGGGCAAAATCGATAATGTAGCTTTTGAACACATGCGCCTGTGCCTTACTGGCGGACAGGAATATCTGATTACGCCCGGTGGTGATGGCGTCCAGCAGCGCTTCGCGGGCAAAGAAGAAGGTTGCACCAATCTGGCGCGATTTCAGAATATTGCGGATACGGTGAGTAAGTCCGGCTTCAAACCAGTTGCGCTGATAATCAAAGATATTTTCGTGAAAAATAGACTCCAGCTTTTCAATAGCGGATTCACCGAACAGGTTTTTATCCGGGGGCTTGCGCTCCCCTTTGTTGCGGTTCGCCACATTCGGGTTTAAATCAGCTTCGCTGCCGGTCTGGCTGTAGCGGTTCACCCGCGCCAGCCGTTCAATCTGGCGGCCTAACAGGTCAATCTCTTTAAAGTCCCGCCCCTCTTTGGCGTCTTTCATGATGAGCTGAATCAACCGCGCTTCCATGCTGGTTTCCACGCGAGAAATGGGCGCAATGGCGTCCCACCTGTCGCGCTTCTTCCAGCTCTGCACTGTCGGCGATTTCAGGGCTAGCTGGTCTGCGATTTGGCGCACAGAAAAGCCCTGCCAGTAAAGCAAGGCCGCCTGTCGCCGTGGGTCGCTGATGATGGTGCTCGGTGTTGTATTCATGCCATTAGGCTACGCGACCAGCCCGACCCTCTGCGCGTCCTCGCTGTTGTGCCAGCCCCGTCACAACGGGCTTTCGTTGTTGCTGCCGCCATACATCAGGAAACTAAGCCCCGAACCGAATAATCATAATCACACTGAATGGAGCAGCCACTTATGGCTAAGAAAGTATCAAAATGGTTTCGTATCGGCGTTGAGGGTGATACCTGCGACGGGCGAGTGATTGACGTTAACGATATCAACCAGATGGCCGAGTCATTTGACCCACGCGTCTACGGTTGCCGCATCAATCTGGAACATCTGAAAAGTTACTCCCCTGACAGCACTTTCCGCCGTTATGGCGATGTTTCAGCACTCAAAGCGGAAACCATTGCAGACGATTCCATTCTCAATGGTAAGCGTGCGTTATTCGCCCAAATCAGCCCAACCGATGATTTGGTGCAGATGAACAAAGCCTTACAGAAAATCTATACCTCCATGGAGATCCGCCCGAACTTTGCCAATACCGGCAAAGCCTATCTGGTCGGGCTGGCCGTGACCGATGACCCCGCCAGCCTTGGCACTGAAATGCTGGAATTCAGCGCCAAAGCCAAACACAACCCACTGGCCGCCCGTAAATCTCATCCGGATAACTTTTTCTCTGCGGCGGTTGAAGTGCAGCTGGAATTTGAAGACGTGGCCGAGCCGGGTGTCACCTTGCTCAACATGGTGAAGTCAGTATTCAGCCGCAAACAGGCCACCGACGATGCCCGTTTTAATGATGTGCATGAGGCGGTGAATGCGGTAGCAGTGCATGTGCAGGAGCAGGGAGAAACCATTGAGGCCCGTTTTACCTCCATTGAGAAGCAACTTGCTGACCAAGTGGTGGAGCTGAAACAGAGCATCGAAAAGGGAAAGCAAGGGATTACGTCACTAGAAACCAAGCTTTCTATCACTGAAAACTTTAGCCAGACCAAGCGCCCGGAATCCACCGGTGGCAACAATCAAAACGATGTATTGACCGACTGCTAGTTGGGGTCACTGGCCGCCGGCTGTGCGGCCCACTGGTTATTTCATTAACACCTTTTTTAACTGAATCAGGATTATTATGCGCCCAGCAACCCGTTTTAAATTTAATGCCTATCTAACCCGTCAAGCCGAGCTGAACGGAGTAGCAACCGGCGACCTGAATAAAAAATTCAGTGTTGAACCCTCCGTTACGCAAACCATCATGACCCGCGTGCAAGAGTCCTCAGAATTTCTGAGCAGCATCAATATTGTGCCAGTCGCCGAGCTGACCGCCGAAAAGGTCGGCCTTGGTGTCAATGGTTCGGTTGCCAGCACCACCGATACTGACGGCGGCGACGAACGCGAAACTGCCGAATTTGCCTCACTGGACAGTGAGAAATATTTCTGTGAACAGGTGAACTACGATTTCCACATTCGCTATAACACCCTCGACCTGTGGGCGCGTTATCAGGACTTCCAGACCCGTTTACGCGACGCCATTATCAAGCGGCAGGCACTTGACCGCATCATGGCAGGCTTCAATGGCACCCACCGCGCCAAGACATCCAACCGTGCACAAAATCCATTGTTGCAGGATATCGCGGTGGGCTGGTTACAGAAGTATCGCACCAATGCACCGGCGCGTGTGATGGATTCGTTTACGGCTAAGGACGGTACTGTCACCGATAAAATCACCGTGGGTGACGAGGGTAACTACGTCAATCTGGATGCACTGGTGATGGATGCTGCCAGCTCAATGATTGCCGAGTGGTATCAAGAAGACCCTGAGTTGGTGGTCATTACGGGTCGCCAGTTGATGCAGGATAAATATTTTCCACTGGTCAACAAAGTGCAAGAGAACAGCGAAACCCTCGCCGCTGACCTAATTATCAGCCAGAAGCGTATCGGCAATTTGCCTGCTGTCCGTGCGCCTTATTTTCCGCCCAACGCATTCATGATCACCCGCCTTGATAACCTGTCTATCTACTGGCTGGAAGATTCGCACCGCCGCCATATTGATGAGAACGCTAAGCGTGACCGCATCGAAAACTACGAATCCATTAAACAGGATTATGTAGTGGAAGATTACGCCTGCGGCTGTCTGGTGGAAAATATCGAAATCTTACCGGCGAAAAAAGACATCGCCTCGGCACCGGCTGCGGCCGCATTGATGGTATCGGAAGCCCCGAACTATGACGGTCTTGCCGCCGCGATCATGGCTGCGGTGAACGTTGCGGCTAACCCGAATGAAGTCAAACCGGAAGCGACTGCCGCGACGGAAAGCACTCCCGAAACACCGGCAACCAAAGGGAGCAAATAAGCCATGACCAGTCCTGCGCGCCGCCACTTTCTGAGACAGTCGGCTATTGCTGCCTCACAGCTGCGGGATAACCCGCTGCGCCACGCCACCGGCTACGAGCTGATGTTGCTCAAGCTCAATGAAGATAAGCGCAAGCTGAAACAGGTGCGTTCACAAGAGCGCAAAGCCGAGCTAAAGCGGCAGTTATTGCCGGAGTACATGCCGTGGATCTCTGGCGTGTTGAGTGAGGGGAAAGGCGCGCAGGACGCCATTGTAATGACGGTGATGATTTGGCGGCTGGATGCCGGGGATATCCCCGGCGCACTGGATATCGCCCGTTATGCCCTGCGTTATCAGCTAGTGCCAACTGACCGTTTTACCCGCTCTACCGCCTACCTGATTGCCGAGGAAGTCGCGGACGCTGCGGCGCGCGCCTATGCCACCGGTAAGCCGATTGATATTGACCCTCTGCTGCAAACCATTGAGCTGATGGAAGATGAAGACATGCCCGACCAAGTGCGCGCCAAACTGCACAAAATCACCGGTTATGTGCTGCGTGACAGTGACCGGGGCGAGTTGGCCCTGTCCCATCTTCACCGCGCACTCCAACTGCATACCGGTTGTGGCGTCAAAAAAGACATTGAGCGACTGGCCGTGAAATTAAAGAACGCCGCCAGCCGCTAAACCGAACGCTCCCCGAGCCGGGCGGCACGATGGCCGCAACAGGGTTTACCTTGTTAACGCCGTCGTCCACCGCCCACCCATTCTGCTATTGAGGTTGCCATGACCACTGTTGTTATCCCCGCGCCACGGCCTGACAAAACGGCCGAACCGGTGATTGAAAATACCTTTTTCTGGCCTGCGGTTGACCCGATAAAGCTGCGCGAGCTGTTGCGCCTTGAGGGAACAGTCACCGCCGAGCGCCTGCGCTTCACCATCAAAAGCGCTATTGCCGAGGTTAACGCCGAACTGTACGAGTACCGCCGTGACCAGATGGCGGCAGGCTTTAAAACACTGGCCGAGGTGCAGGCCGAGCAACTGGACGGCGAGAGCATCCAGTTGGCCGAGTACCAGCGCGCGGTCTGTGCCATTACGGCTGCACTGTTGGCCGAGCGTTATCGCGGCTATGACGCCAGTGCGCGCGGTGATAAACGCGCGGAGGCCATTGAAAGTACCGTTGATGAGTTGTGGCGTGACGCGCGAATTAGCATTCGCAACATTGCCGGTAAGCCGCACAACATTATTGGCCTTATCTGATGCAGGTCAACGCGTTGCAAGGCGACACGCTCGACGCATTGTGCTGGCGCTATTACGGCCGCACACAAGAGGTGGTTGAGCAAGTCTATGACGCGAATCCGGGGCTGTCGGAACTGGGGGCCATTCTGCCCCATGGCTATCCGGTGGAGTTGCCCGATATGGCCCCGGCGGCCCAACGTGAAACCGTTCAATTATGGGATTGAAAATGGAGAAATTCAGCTCTGCGGTAGCCTATGTTTTTGCGCTGCTGTTGGCGTTTATTGGCGCACTGAGTCCGCAAGATATCGCGTTTTATGTGGCAGCGGTGGCCGCTGCTGCCACCTGTCTTATCAACTGGTACTACCGGCGCAAGAGCTATTTCTTGCTGAAAGAAGTGGTTATCAGGCGGGAGGTGTTCGATGAACTCAATCGTTAAGCGCTGTCTGGTCGGGGTCATTCTGGCACTGGCCGCCACCTTGCCAAACTACCAAACCTTAAAAACATCGGCCGCCGGGCTAAAACTGATTGCCGATTATGAGGGCTGCCAGCTCAACGCCTACCAATGCAGCGCCAACGTCTGGACAAATGGCATCGGTCACACCGCCGGAGTGAAGCCGGGCAGCGTTATCAGTGAGCGACAGGTGGCGGTCAATCTGGTGGCTGACGTGCAGCGGGTTGAGCGGGCAATAGCGGTGTGTATGCCGCTTGTTATGCCGCAACCGGTGTATGACGCGGTAGTGTCGTTTGCCTTTAACGTCGGCACTGGTGCGGCCTGCCGCTCGACGCTGGCCTTTTTTGTCAACAAGGGCGACTGGCGCAGCGCCTGCAATCAGTTGCCGCGCTGGGTGTACGTCAACGGCGTGAAAACCAAAGGGTTAGAGCGTCGCCGCACCACCGAACAAACACACTGCCTGAGTGGGGTCTGAGATGCGCATAGCAATGATGGTGATAGTCGCGTTACTGGTTGCACTGGGGTGGTATGCCAACCGCCTGAACCACGATATCGACAGCGCTAACCGAATTATTGGCACCTTATCAGCTGGGATTGAGAGCCGGGACAACGTGATCACCCGCTTGCAAGATGAGGCCCGGCAACAGGCAGACAATGAGCGGGCATTACGGCAATCACTGAGCCATGCCAGCACCTTGTCATTATCTCGTGAACAGAGAATTCAAAGGTTACTCAATGAAAATAAAGTCTTGCGTGATTGGTTCGCTACTGCTTTGCCTGCTGACCTCATCCGGCTGCACCAGCGCCCCGCGTTCGCCAGCCCCCACGATTATTTACGTTGGCTGTCCGACAGTGAACAGTTGCCCGCTACCGGGCAGCAATCCGGCGGTTAACGGTGATTTAAGTGCCGATATCCGCCAGTTAGAGACCGCACTGGTGGCCTGCGGGCTGCAAGTGGAAGCTGTTAAACAGTGTCAGGAACAACACCATGTTAAAACCCAAACTGCTACGCCAAGCCTTAACCGACAGTCTGCAACTGTTCCAGACTAACCCGGAGCGGCTGAAAATGTTTGTTGATGGCGGGCGAATTGTCTCAACACTGGCCCCGTCGCTGTCTTTTGAAAATCAATATACGCTGACGCTGTTTATTGAGGATTTTCCCAGTGATGTTGATTATCTCTTTGTGCCGATACTGGCATGGCTGCGGGAACATCAACCGGACATCATGGCGACGGAGGAAAAGCGCCGCACCGGTTTTATTCATAAGGTTGATGTCATTAGCGATGTGCTGAGTGATATCCGTATCGACTTGCAACTGACTGAGCGGGCTATTGTAAAAGAGATAGACGGCGCACTGCATGTTAACCATGCGCTGGAGCCGACTTGGCCGGGGGCGTCACCACGGCCAACAGCCATCTATTTTAACGGTAAAACAGTCAAATGAATGAGTTAAAACCCTTTGATGATGCACTGGCCGGGCTGATTGCCAGTCTGACACCCAAGGCGCGCAAAGCGCTGGCGGTGACGGTTGCAAAGCGCCTGCGGGCCAGTCAGCAACAACGCATCAAACGCCAGCAAGCGCCCGACGGCACCCCGTATGCCGCCCGTAAATCTCAACCGCTGCGTAAACCCAAGGGCCGGATTAAGCGGGAAATGTTCGCCAAGTTGCGCACCGCGCGCTATATGAAAGCCAACAGTAGCTCTGATGCGGCGGTGGTTGAGTTTGCCGGGCGCGTGGAACGAATGGCGGCAGTGCACCATTTTGGCCTGCGTGACCGTCCGAACGTGCACAGCAAAGATGTGCAGTATGACGAAAGGCCGTTGCTGGGTTTCAGTCAGCAAGATATTGCCATAGTCGAAAGTATTATCACTGATACATTAGCAGGCCATTAAATATTAATGACCTGCTAATTGGCTTATTTACTATTTTTCAAGTTGCCAATAATTTTAGCGATTTGTTCTAATCCGTCAAATGTTGCAGGAATATTATCTCCGTTGGTTACTATACTTGAGAAAATTATATTCTCAAATTTAGCCAAAGAGTCGGGGTCTTGCTGTTTCATCCCAATAGAGTAGTCACCATAATTTTGAATAAATCTGCAAAGTGTTTTTCTTAGTTCTATTTGTGAAAGCTGTGCTTTTATTGAATTGTAATTTTGCAACGAAATCTTGAAATAATATATTAGAATTATAGTTATAGAAAATACTGGAATAACTGAAAAATAATCCACCCAAGAGGTGTAGTTCTCTTTATTTAGAGATAGATGCCTCACTTCATAAATCAATGGGGTCAGTACCATCAAAGCCAAGAAACATACTAGCCAGAATGATTTCTTTTTCTCTTTTACTTTCTCATCACTAAGTTCTTTAAACCCATCATACAAACCAACAAAGTTGAAGGCATTTTCGTACTTAATTAATGCTAATTTCAAATTATCTACTTTTACCTCTCTCTCTTTTATTTCACTATCCCATTTATCCTTTAACTCCTCAGCATTTCGGTATTCATTTGAAAGAGCCTTCAATATATCTACATTGCCACTGCTAAGAATGTGCTTATGTAAGTCTATAGGCATTTCTCTTTCCGCATATGTAATTTGCTCTTTACCTATTGGTGAAAACTCATCTACTCTATAAAGTCCAAAGTCTTTAATTTGCCTAAATGACATGGTTAATATTTCAGGCGAAGTGATATAACGTTCCAATAAAAATCTAAAACATACGGAAAACATAGTATCGAGCTTGTCTTCATTCGAGCTAAATGAATTGAGCATTTTAATAAATGAATCGCCAACATTAACTATATTTAATTGAGCATACTTATCCCATTCATTAGGTTCAGAATGGAAGGATTTCATAAGTAGGTTGATATATTCATTTCTTTTTTCGGAAAATTCATTCCCATTTTTTTCTATCTTATTCAACTCAGCAAGATAGGTGCTAATTAGTGCTCTGACACCATCAGTAGTAAAAAAACTCATAAGTTTCATCTCTCAAATTTAATTAATAAACGAATACATCATAATATTTATAGATTATCAGTTGTCTCATCTATGGCACAAGCATGTTTCGTAGCGTTGGAGGTTTAGAATCTCGAAAATAGATGCATGAACACTCAAACCCAACTTACTGAAATTCTGCGCCTGCTGCGCAACCTTATCCGTATTGGTACGGTGGCCGAGGTCGATCTCGACCAAGCCCTGTGCCGCGTGGCGACGGGGGATAATACCACCGGCTGGTTAAACTGGCTGACGCTGCGCGCCGGTCAATCACGATCATGGTGGGCACCGTCCGAGGGGGAGCAGGTGTTGATATTATCCCTCGGTGGCGAACTGGATACCGGCTTTGTGTTGCCGGGCATTTTCTCTGATGACTTCCCGCCACCGTCTGCCTCGGCCAATGGCCTGTATATCACCTTTCCTGACGGTGCAACGTTGCACTATGAACCTGATAGCGGCGAGTTGCTGGCTGATGGCATCACAACGGCGGTTATCAATGCCAGTGAATCGGTGAATGTCACCGCCCCCACTATCACCTGTGCCGCCTCGGTCAAAATCCTGCTGGATACGCCAGAAGTGGAATGCACCCACAACCTGACCACCTCCACACTGAATGTGATCCAAGGCGGCAAGATGAGCGGCAACATTGAGCATTCCGGCGGTTCGTTCACATCAAATGGCGTGGTGGTTGATAAACATGACCACGGCGGTGTGCAGCGCGGTGGTGACTATACGGTGGGGATTAAATGACAACAGCTAAATATCTCGGCATGAGCCGCAACGCCGGGCAAACCATTACCGACGCTGACCACATCAGCCAGTCTATCGCTGACATTCTTATCACCCCTGTTGGTTCGCGGGTGATGCGCCGCGCTTATGGTTCACTGCTATCGGAGCTGATTGACCAGCCACAAAATCCGGCCCTGCGCCTGCAAATTATGGCCGCCAGTTACAGTGCGATTTTGCGCTGGGAGCCGAGGGTCAAGCTGACTGGCATCACCTTTGAAACCACCTTTGACGGGAAAATGGTGGTTGATATCACCGGCACTCGCACCGATAGCGCGGCCCCCCTCTCTTTAACCATCCCTGTGAGCTAACCCTATGGCAACCATTGACCTGAGCCTGTTACCGCCGCCGTTTGTGGTGGAAGAACTGGATTATGAAACCCTGTTGGCCGAGCGTAAAGCCACGCTGATATCTCTTTACCCGCAGGAACAGCGCGCCGCTGTAGCTCGTACCCTGTCGCTGGAGTCCGAGCCATTAGTCAAGTTGCTACAGGAAAACGCCTACCGTGAGGTTATTCTCCGCCAGCGCGTTAACGATGCGGCCCGTGCGGTGATGGTGGCCTATGCCGTCGGCAGTGATTTAGACCAGCTCGGCGCAAATAACAACGTTGAGCGGCTGGTTATTACCCCGGCTGACCCCACGGCGATTCCTCCGATTGAGGCGGTGATGGAATCTGACAGTGATTTCCGGGTGCGTATCCCGCAAGCCTTTGAGGGCTTGAGCGTGGCGGGGCCAACGGGTGCTTATGAATATCACGCCAAAAGTGCCGACGGCCGCGTGGCTGATGCCTCGGCAATCAGTCCGACACCCGCCTGTGTCACGGTCACGGTGTTATCGCGCGAAGGTAATGGCGAAGCCTCGGCCGAACTGCTGGCGGTGGTGGAAGCCGCGCTGAATGATGAGAACACGCGGCCAGTGGCTGACCGGGTGACGGTGCAATCCGCCCGGATTGAAGATTATGAAATTGACGCGGTGCTCTACCTGCATCCGGGGCCGGAAGCGGAGCCGGTGCGCATTGCGGCTGAGAAAAAACTGACTGCCTTTGTCACCGCACAGCGCCGCCTCGGCCGCGACATTCGCCTGTCAGCACTCTATGCCGCGCTGCATGTTGAGGGGGTACAGCGGGCGGTGATTAATGCCCCGTTGGCCGACGTGGTGCTGGATAAAACTCAAGCTGCTTGGTGCACCGGCAGCACTATCACTGTCGGGGGTACCGATGACTGACCGCTTACTCCCTGTCGGTTCGTCGGTGCTGGAAGTGGCCGCCGCGCGCGCCTGTGCCGAACTGGAGAATACCCCGGTTCCGATTCGCCAGCTGTGGAACGCCGACACCTGCCCGCTTGAATTATTGCCTTATTTGGCGTGGGCGTGGTCAGTGGATCGCTGGGATGAGAAATGGCCGGAAGCCACTAAGCGCTCAGTGGTGAAGTCCTCGCAGTACGTCCATAAACACAAAGGCACCATTGGCGCGATTCGTCGGGTGGTCGAGCCGCTGGGCTATCTCATCAAGGTGATTGAGTGGTGGAAGACCAATGAGACACCCGGCACCTTTCGCCTTGATGTTGGCGTGTTGGAAACCGGCATTACCGAAGAAATGTATCAAGAGCTTGAGCGGCTGATAGACGACGCCAAGCCATGCAGCCGCCACTTAGTCGGCCTGTCTATCAATCTCGACAGTAGCGGCCCGCTGTTTGTGGCCGCTGCCAGTTACAGCGGTGATGAGCTGACCATTTACCCCTATTTACCTGAAACCATAACCGTGACCGGCGAGGATTACGCCAGCGCCGCCGTCCATATTATTGATGACCTGAGAGTGAACCCATGACCGCAAAATTCTTTGCTTTACTGACCAACATCGGCGCGGCCAAGCTGGCGAACGCCACCGCCCTCGGCACCCGCTTAGAGATAACCCACATGGCGGTCGGGGATGGCAGCGGAACCCTGCCAACACCCAATCCAGCACAAACCCAACTGGTGAATGAACAGCGCCGCGCCGCCCTAAATACCTTGTCCATTGACCCTATTAACACCAGTCAGATTATTGCAGAGCAGGTTATCCCGGAGGCCGAGGGCGGGTGGTGGATTAGGGAGATTGGCTTGCTGGATAAAGACGGTGATTTAATTGCCATTGCCAACTGCGCCGAAACCTATAAACCGCAACTGCAAGAGGGCAGCGGCCGCACCCAAACCATTCGGATGATTTTAATTGTCAGTAGCACGGCTGCTGTCACGCTGAAAATCGACCCGTCAGTGGTGCTGGCAACACGTAAGTATGTGGATGATAAGGTAATTGAGGTTAAGCAGTACGCCGACAACCTGCTGTCTGAACACGAAAAGTCACGTAATCACCCGGATGCATCGTTAACCGCCAAAGGTTTTGCAAAATATAGCAGTGCCATTGACAGTAATAGCGAAACACTGGCAGCCACCTCGAAAGCGGTTAAAGCGGCCGTTGAGGCAGCGGCAAAAGATTTAGGCGATCACGGCAAAGCAGTCAACCCACACAATCAATATTTGCAAATTGCCAATCTATTGTCTGAGGTTGTGGCGCTGGGGCCGGAGTCAGTTGCACGACTGTTAGCCAACCTTGGTCTCAGTGATGCAGCAAAACTCAAAGTAGGCACCACCGCAGGCACAGTAGCGGCGGGTGATGATAGCCGCATAGTTAATGCCATTAGTAGCAAGAATACTAATATCTCGCTGCCCGGCGCACTGACAACTGTTAGTGATTCTCGTGCCGCTCGTTTTCTGTCAAAAAGCGATGTTGTCGCGGGAGAGGGCCGCGCCGAGGGCCATGCAACATTAGCGGTAGATGGTAATGTCCATGGCACTGTATGGGGCGGCCCGCTTTCCACTTATATCAACAACATGCGAAATACGGCATCAAAGGCGGGAAATGGTTGGCACCGTGACGCTGCGACAGGGTTAATAATGCAGTGGGTAAGAGGTGCTCCTAGTTCCGGTTCCGATGAAACAATAGTGAACCTGTATTTCCCGATAGTTTTCCCTAGCATTTGTCTTTTTGCTTCCGCTGGCACACTAGGCACAGGTTCAAACGGTGAAAACAAAATGTTTCAGACCATCACATGGGCCAGAGATTTCGTGCAATTAAAGCCGCAGGATATGACTTCATCGGGCGGAACTGTGTATCCGCTGGTTTTCGCCATCGGTTATTGATAAGGAATTTATCATGTATTGTTTTTCAGCAACAACACTCAGCTTTTACCCAAAGGATTTATTAGAAATTTATACTGATGCAGGTTCATTGCCCGATGATTTGATAGAAGTTGATGATGATACTTATACGCAATTTATCAATTTGCCGCCCGTGGGAAAAATGCGCGGTGCAAATAAAAAGGGATTCCCGGTATGGGTAAATATTCCTGCACCAATAATTACTGCTGATGAAATGGGCGCTGATGCCCGTGGTTATCGGGATGCTTTTATTGTGGCAACTGACCCCATGATGGTCAGTGATTATTGTATCGATGATATCCCACTGACAGAGGCACAACGTGAAGAACTTATCGCCACCCGCGCCCGTTATCGTGTATGGCCGACACTGGAGAACTGGCCGCTAATTGAGTTGCCGGAACTGCCGCAGTGGTTGTTAGTCGAGGCGGTTAATCAGGGCTATCGCGTGCCCGTCTGGCCGTAACCCGTGATAAATTAAAAGGCGCATCATCTAAACTGCGCCTAATTTTCTATTTAATTATTTTTAACACTTGCTTATTGAGTCCGCGCAGATACATACGTTCAATCAACTCCAAAAGATAAGCCAATATTAAAGAGACTAAAACCGACACAGTGCTAAGTATCAGAAAACCATTTCTATCTAACGGATAGGTCGCCACTATGTACGAGAAAAATGTTGTTATCACTACGAAGTGCACCGCATACAGTGGGTATGAAACGCGTCCGAGGAATAATAACGCTCGCGAGGAGAAAAACTTTTTCAAACCAGAATTACTATAAACCAACGCTATCATTATAGGGCAGAGGAAAAAATATAATCTAGCCAGAATTGTTCTGTTATATAAGTATGCTTGTGTAGCAATAAATGAAATTAACAGAGCAACAATAATAATTAATATGGAGTTGTATATTAATCCCATGCGTTTTTCCATGCGGTCAAAAAAACCATCTTGTCGGAACTTGGCAAACAGCATGCCGATGAAAAAAAGTGCAAGATAGGAACCTGCAATAGCGAAGATAGTATAACAAACTGCCGCTATCAGGTCAGGGTTCTTTATATTGTTGTAGCTATAGCAAAATAAAATAACAAAGAATGAACCTAATAACTCAAAGCTCATTGTCCAAAAAAAAGGATTGTAATCATTTCCTATGCCTACATATACATTACTGATAGCAAAAGTTATTACGTTAGACAGGCCAGCTTCAAAATTTAAAAACTCACCCAGCCATGTTTCAGAACTAAGGACAACAGCAGCTTCTTTATTATACGTTAGTCCGAGTTTCATTGAGGCCATTACAGACAATGAAATTATCAATATGATAAAACTAAGTCTTAAATGTCTTTTAAGAAAAATAGGGAGTAACTTTTTTTCATCTCTATTTTTAAAGAATGATATTGAAAGTGAATCACCTGACAATATAAAGAATATAATTACCGCGCATCCCCCATTCATAAAAAATGCACTTATTGGGTTTCTTATTTCTGGTACTACAGTACCGAGTACTTGCCAGAAGAAATGGGAAGCTACAACGGCCAGCGACGCAGCACCCCGTATTCCGTCAATGTGGGTGACACGAGTGGCATTTGAATTTGTAATCATAGTTCTCTTAGTAATCGACTGATTATGTACATTAATTTACATATCTTATCGGTATGCGAACACTTTGTCTCATTAAAAGTAGTTACCCGACTCCGGTTATTTCCGTTGTACCAGCCACCACACATCCCCTATCAATCGCCCCCCGCGCCGTAAGCCGTCACCATACTCTCACCCTTAACCAACGGAGAGTTACCCCATGAGTGATTATCATCACGGCGTCCGCGTTCTCGAAATCAACGAGGGGACGCGTGTCATTTCCACTATTTCCACCGCCATTGTCGGCATGGTCTGCACTGCCGAAGATGCCGACGCGGCAGCCTTTCCCCTTGATACCCCGGTGCTGATTACTGACGTGCTGGCCGCCGCCGGTAAAGCCGGTAAAAAAGGCACACTGGCTGCATCACTGCTGGCGATTGCGGAACAGTCCCGCCCGGTCACGGTTGTTGTTCGTGTGGCTACGGGTAAAGATGAAGATGAAACCACGTCTAATATCATCGGTGGCGCAGACGAGAACGGCCGCTACACCGGCATGAAAGCGTTGTTAGATGCGCAGTCTGTCACCGGTGTGCGCCCGCGTATTTTGGGTGTGCCGGGGCTGGATAATCAGCAGGTGTCTACCGCACTGGCGGGCATCTGTCAGAAGTTGCGCGCCTTTGGTTATATCAGCGCTTACGGTTGCAAAACCCTTTCCGAGGCTATCTTGTACCGTGACAATTTCAGCCAGCGTGAACTGATGCTAATTTGGCCAGATTTTCTGAGCTGGAACACCACCGCCAACAGCACCGATATTGCTTATGCGACTGCCCGCGCGCTGGGTCTGCGCGCCAAGATTGACCAAGAGACGGGCTGGCATAAAACCCTGTCTAACGTCGGGGTGAATGGCGTGACCGGTATCTCTGCCAGCGTTTACTGGGATTTGCAAACTGTTGGCACAGACGCTGACCTGCTAAACCAAGCCTGCGTCACAACACTCATCCGTAAAGACGGCTTCAAGTTTTGGGGTTCGCGTACCTGCTCTGATGACCCGTTATTTGCTTTTGAGAACTACACCCGCACCGCACAAATTCTGGCTGACACCATGGCCGAGGCGCAGTTGTGGGCGATTGACCGCCCGATGCACCCGACGCTGGTTAAAGACATGATTGGCAGCATTAATGCCAAATTCCGCGAAATGAAATCCGCCGGGCTGATTATTGACGGCGCTTGCTGGTATGACGACAGCGCCAACGATAAAGACACCCTTAAAGCGGGCAAGCTGTTTGTTGATTACGACTACACCCCAGTGCCACCACTGGAAGACCTCACCTTGCGCCAGCGTATCACCGATAAATATCTGGTGAACTTTGCCGCTGCCGTCAACAGCTAAGGAAACCTGAACTATGGCACTGCCACGTAAGCTGAAATTGATGAACCTGTTTAACGATGGCCGGGATTACATGGGGATCGTCTCGTCCATTACCCTGCCAAAACTGACCCGCAAGCTGGAGAACTACCGGGGCGGCGGGATGAATGGCGTTGCGCCGATTGATTTGGGGCTGGATGACGATGCGCTATCCATGGAGTGGTCGATGGGCGGCCTCGACGAGCTGGTGTTGCAGCAATGGGGAACCCCCAAAGTTGACGCGGTTCCGCTGCGTTTTGCCGGTGCTTATCAGCGTGACGACACTGGCGAGGTCACCGCGGTAGAGGTCGAAATCCGTGGCCGTCATAAAGAGATTGATGGCGGCGAATCCAAACAAGGGGAAGACACCGAAACCAAGGTATCCACCCAGTGTACTTATTACAAGCTGACCATTGACGGCAAGGTAGTGATGGAGATTGACGTGGTTAACCTGATTGAAATGGTTAACGGCGTAGACCTGCTGGAAGCCCAACGCAAGGCCATTGGCCGCTAACCCCTGACGGCCAGTGTGAACCCGCTGGCCTGCCTGACTGAATTGGAAAAAACCATGAAAAAAGTGACTGCTAAAACTGAACCCACCGCCGAGATTAACGAGAATGTAGTGGTACTGGAAACCCCGCTAAAACGTGGTGATACCCTGATTACTGAAATTGAAGTTTACCGCCCTAATGCCGGGTCACTGCGCGGGGTGCGACTGTCAGATGTGGCTCATTCTGATGTTGATGCGTTGATTATTGTGTTGCCGCGCATCACTTCACCGACACTGACCGCCGCCGAATGTGGCCGTTTAGAGTTGCCGGATTTAGTGGCACTGGCGGGTAAGGTGATTGGTTTTTTGTCGCCGAAACAGGGGGTGTAACGCTCGACCCGAAACTGGAAGTGGATGACCTGATGGCGGATATTGCCGCCATTTTTCACTGGCCGCCGTCAGAGCTTTGGGCATTGAGTCTCACCGAGCTGGTGCGCTGGCGTCATAAAGCCCTGCTACGAAGTGGAGCCGTAAACCATGAGTAAGAGCTTACAGCTACAGGTATTACTCAAAGCCGTAGACCAAGCCACCCGCCCGTTTAAAGCCATTCAAACCGCCAGTAAATCCCTCACTGGCGACATTCGCAACACGCAAAGCAGCATCAAATCCCTTGATATGCAGGCGGCGAAGATTGACGGTTTCCGTAAGGCCAGCGCCCAACTGGCCGTCACTGGGCAGGCGCTGAAAAAAGCCAAAGAAGATGCGGCGGCGCTGGCTATCGCCTTTAAAAACACCGAGAAACCCACCGCTCAACAAGCCCGACTGATGGAGGGAGCCAAGCGCGCGGCGTCTGAACTGCAAACCAAATACAACGGGCTGCGCCAGTCAGTGCAGCGCCAGCGCGATGCGCTTAACGCTGACGGCATTGCCACCAAAAACCTGAGCAGTGAACAACGCCGGTTACGCAGTAGCGCCGCCGAGGCGACGGTTGCCCTGAGTCGCCAGCGCCAAGAGCTGCAACGCCTGAGTCTGAAACAGGAACAACTCAACCGTATCAGCAGCCGCTACCAGAAAGGCAAAGCTGCCACCAGTGCGGTGCGTAATACCAGCGCCGCCAGTTTGGGTGTGGCAACCGCCGGGCTTTATGGCGCGGCAAAACTGATTGCGCCGGGTATGGAGTTTGACAGCCAGATGTCCGGCACTCAGGCGATTTTAGGGCTGAATAAAAACGACGCCAAGCTGGCCGCCATTCGCCAACAGGCGCGTGACATTGGCGGTTCAACCGCCTTTTCGCCGACAGATGTCGCACGAACCCAAGACACGCTGGCCCGTTCCGGCTATGACGCTGACGCCATTCTGGCCGCCACTGAGCCAACGGTTAACCTGTCGCTGGCGTCCGGTGTGGATATCGCCGAAGCAGCGGATATTGTCACCAACATGCAGTCGGCGTTTAACCTGCCGCTAGACCAGATTAAACGGGTGTCGGACGTGATGGCGAAAGGCTTTACCAGCTCAAACACCAACTTGTTAGAGCTGGGCGAGGCGATGAAATACGTCGCCCCGATTGCTGAAGCCGCCGGGGCCAGCATCGAAGACACTACCGCGTTACTCGGGGTGCTGGCTGATAACGGTATCAAGGGCAGTATGGCGGGCACCAGTACCAGTGCGGTGTTTAGCCGCTTACAGGCTCCCGTCGGTAAAGCGCCGGAAGCCTTGCGCGAACTGGGAATAACCACCCGCGACGGCAAAGGCAATATGTTGCCGGTGGAGAAAATCCTCAAAGATATTGACCGCTCTTTTAAAAAGAACAAGTTAGGCACCGCACAGCAAGCCGAATACCTGAAAGTGATCTTCGGTGAAGAGGCGATGAAAGGCGCGGTGAAACTGGTGGCCGCAGCCGGTAACGGCAAGCTGGCAGAGAAGCAAAGCAAACTGATGAATGCGGGTGGCACCGCGCAATCTATCGCCACGGTGAGAATGGATAACCTTGACGGCGACCTGAAAAACCTGAGTTCGGCATGGGAAGATCTCGAAATTGAGGTGTTTGAGAAGCAAGACTCCGCGCTGCGCAAACTGACCTTAACCGCAACCGACTGGCTGATTAATGTGGCGGCATGGGCCAAGAAAAACCCGGAGCTGGTCAACACCATTACCACTGTCACCGGCGCGGCGCTGGCACTGGTTGCCGGGCTGGGTGCGCTAGGGTTGATTGCATGGCCGGTCATGGCGGGGTTTAACCTGCTGTTGGCCGGGGCCGGTTTATTGAGTACTGGCTTTTCACTGATGGCCGGAACCATTGCCGCCGCGCTCACGGCGCTAACATGGCCGATAGTGGCAGTAGTCGCGGCCATTGTGGCCGGGGGCCTGCTTATCCGGAAATACTGGGAACCTATCAGCGCCTTTATTGCTGGCGTCGCCGAGGGCTTTACTGCTGCCATGGGGCCAATCAGTGCCGCCTTTGAGCCGCTAAAACCGGTGTTTAACTGGTTTAGTGACAAGGTGAAACAGCTTTCGAACTGGTTCGCTGACCTGATTAAACCGGTAAAAGCCACGCAGGAAACCCTAGATGTGGCGACCAACGCAGGCAAGTTATTCGGCGAGGGGTTAGCGGCAGCACTCAGTCTACCCATGGATGCACTGAACACTCTGCGCAGTGGCATCGATTGGGTACTGGAAAAGCTCGGCGTTATTGACAGCAAATCTACCGGGCTGGCCGATAACGTCCCGAAAGATAACCCTTACGCGGGCGGATACTCACCCAGTGGCGGCGTGTTATATGGCGGTTATCAGCCGGTGACTGCCAATACTGGCACCACTATCGTTGACAGTAGTGTCACCACCAACGATATCAAGGTGACTATTCCGCCGGGTATGAGCCGACAGGATGCCGAGCGAATGATGGTTGATGCCCTTGCCAAGAACGAACGCGATAAGCGCGCCCGTCAGCGCGGCCAGATGGAGAATGATTAATCATGATGTTATCACTGGGTTTATTTGTCTTTATGCTACAAACCACCCCTTATCAAAGCATGGGGCGCAATATTGATTATCGTTGGCCCACTAACAGCCGGGTAGGCTTGCGCCCGGCGGCGCAATTTCTTGGCGTCGATAGCGAAAAAATGACGCTATCCGGGGTATTACTACCGGAACTGACCGGCGGCCGCCTGTCGTTGCTGGCTCTAGAGGTGATGGCTAACCAAGGCAAAGCATGGCCGCTGATTGAGGGGAGCGGCATGATATACGGTATGTTTGTGGTTGAAAGCCTGAGCCTGACCCGCAGTCTGTTTTTTGCAGATGGCAGCGCCCGGCGCATTGAGTTCACCCTCAATCTGTTGCGGGTCGATGAGTCACTGACAGCGATGTTCGGCGACCTGCAACAACAGGCTGACCAATTACTGGGTAAGGCGACGGCCATGGCCGATAAAGCCCAGTCAGCAATCGGAGGGTTATTCTCATGATGACCGGCATGTCGCTACCGGCCGGGGCGGATATGGCCCCGGACTATATGCTGAATATTAACGCAAAAGATATTACGCAGAATATTCGCCCCCGGCTGCTGTCCCTGAGCCTGACCGACAACCGAGGCTTTGAAGCTGACCAGCTCGATATTGAACTAGATGACGCAGACGGCCAGCTTGCCATGCCGGAACGCGGCGCGGTGCTGTCAGTGTTCTTGGGTTGGAAAGGGTCGGCCCTGATAGGCAAAGGTGATTTTACCGTGGATGAGGTTGAGCACCACGGCGCGCCGGATACGCTAACCATCCGCGCCCGCAGTGCGGATTTTCGCGGCTCACTCAATGCCCGGCGAGAAGTCTCTTATCATGAGACAACACTGGGTAAAGTGGTGGCGCAAGTGGCCGAGCGCAACAACCTGAAAGCGATGCTGGCCGAGGGGCTGGCGGATATCGCAATCTCTCATATCGACCAGACCCAAGAGACTGACGCCAAATTTATCACCCGGTTAGCTTCACTGAATGGCGCGGTGGCTGCCGTCAAAGCCGGGCGCTTGTTATTTATCAAGCCGGGTAGCGGTGTTACTGCCAGCGGGAAACCCATTCCGCAGATGACGATCACCCGGCAGGATGGCGACCAGCACAGCTTTAGTATTGCTGACCGGGGCGCGTATACCGGTGTGAGTGCCAGTTGGTTGCACACCAAAGACCCGAAACCGACCAAGCCGAAAAAGGTTAAATTGCAGCGTAAGCCCAAGTTTAAGCAGCTCCGCGCACTTGAACACCCTAAAGCCAAACCGACCCGCACCAAAGCCGCCACAGTGAAAAAGCCGGTAGAGGAAAAACAAGGGGATTATCTGGTGGGGTCAGAAGATAACGTTTTTGCTATCACCACGGTTTACGCCACGCAAAAAGCCGCTATGCGCGCCGCTCAATCTAAATGGGAGAAGTTACAACGCGGTGTTGCTGAGTTCTCTATCACCTTAGCCATGGGGCGCGCTGATTTATTTCCTGAAACCCCTGTCGCGGTCAATGGTTTTAAATCGGTGATAGACCAACAGAACTGGATAATCAGCAAGGTGACGCACAGCCTGAGTAACAGCGGCTACACCACACAACTGTCTCTCGAAGTGTTGTTGTCGGATGTGAGCTATGAGGCCACAGAACAGTCAGGTTCAACTAATTGATATTTGTTTCACAAATGCGAATACTGGTGATAAGATCAGCATAATTACTGAATATGCAGTTTCGGGGGTAAATATGATGCATTGTCCACGCTGTAAATTTGCAGCACACGCGAGATCCAGCCGTTACCTTAGTGACGAAACGAAAGAACGCTATCACCAGTGCACCAATATTAATTGCGGCAAAACTTTTAAGACACATGAAACTATCGTTGAAACGATAATGGAACCGGGAATAATTAATGCTGTACCGCCCCACCCTAAAGGAAATCAAGGCGTGTTGTGGATGTAA